GGTACTACCACGTCTGACAATTGTATAGCTCATCAAATAATAATGGATTATTTGAGATGTCATATGTCTGATTCAGGTTATTGTGCCATACAGGATATTTTGGCGGATGTTTATGGAGATGATTCCTTGACTTCACTTCTTAGTGCTTTGGAAGATGAAGAGTTGAAGGGGATTTGGATATTGGTATATTCTTTGTTTGGCATGACAATTAAACCCAGTCAATTTAAAGTTCACACTGGTCCTATAGGTGTGGGTTTTTTGGGCACTAAATGTGCAATGGTTGGTAATTATTTTGTTCCTTATTATAATTCTGAGCGTATTTATGCCTCTTTGGTTTCTGATATCGCTGCTAAAAGCGATGATGAAACTATTGGAAAATGGTACGCATTGTTGCATTTGTCATGGCATGATGATGAATTGTTTGATGCGATTTCTATCGCAATACTTAATGCGATTAAAAGTGTAGATGGTCCTTATTCACAGCATTTGCGTGAAAATGGTGTTCCAAGTAAAGATCGAGTTGTAAACAGCTATTGGTTAGGTACTGAAGGACACGATTCGAGCGTGCCCACATGGATGGAGGTGGTTTTTAAAAAGTATGAATACGAAATAAATGGCTGCAATGAGATCGGAACGAAGAGTGATGTCTCACTTGAATCGCTTAATTGCGAATAAACAATTGACAAAGAATGGAAAGGATTGGTTAGTCGTCGCGACTGATCCATTTCATGATACCGAAGCGACGTGTGAAGGTTATCCAGACGTAGTTAGTTCTCGAACTATCGTCCAATGTGTTACGCAAACAATAAACATAGAGACTCCCTTGTCCAATGATGATAATTGGGATTGTCATGTGTTTTTATTTCCGAGTACCCCTAGTTGGGATCAAGGAAATGGGGTAGATGTTCTTCCCGGAGCATTTTACCAAACAACAGTTTCTGTGGATGGGAGTTCGACTGAGATTTCGCAGTTGTCTCTTCTCCCCATTTATGCTGGTTATAATGTCATCACTTGTACTAATGGTGCTGATTGGACAACTGCTACAACAACAAATGGGCATTCTACAAATGCTGTTGCCTGGCCTACGACTTTTGGTGCTGGGCAAGTTCGATTAATATCTGCTGGGTTTGAGGTTGTGAACACAACTGCAGAGATAAATAAGCAGGGTTCTGTTACTTCTTATAGAAGTCCTGCGACCACATCTCCGGGTTTGTTTGATTTGGCTGCTGAACCGAGTCAACGTCCTGTTTATATTGAGTGGAAAGCTCTGCCTCCAACTACTCAACCTGAGGCTGCGTTGTTTCCGAGTTCTAAAACTTGGGCAGCTGCAGATGGGATTTATAGTATTGCTACAATGGATACTACTCAAAATCCCTTTCGTTCACCTATTCCCTCGTGGTCTGGAATGATACAAACTCCTACTCAATCTAGTTTAACTGCTGGTGATCCGCGTCTTGCGTATACACCTGCCTGGAAGTTTTCAACGGAGTTTGATTATGTCGCCGGACCTAATTGCCATGCGATAGATTTTGATTCGCATGGATGTGTTTTTGCTGGATTATCTACTGGTACAACTTTACAAGTTACCACTAGATATTTCTTTGAAAGGATTCCTGATCAATCGGATCCTAATTTACTGGTTTTGTGTAAACCATCTCCCGCTTACGATCCTTTGGCATTAGAGATTTATTCTCATGCCTGTTCTGAGCTTCCAATCGCTGTAAAGGTTGATGAAAATCCATTGGGAGAATGGTTTGAAGAGGTTATGAATGTTGTTTCTTCTGCCCTCCCTGCTATAGGAGGGTTTTTACCTATTCCTGGTGGTTCCGCTATTGGATCTGCTTTGGGTGTTGGTGCGAAACAACTTGCTTCTGCAAATAAGAAAGCTCGTGAAGCAAAAAACGAGGCAAATGTTGCAAAGCAAAAAGTTAACAAACTTCAAAAGACCGTCAATAAGGTTGCCGCCGCACGGGTGGCCCCTAATAGACGACCTCCTCCTGTTCCTAAGAGGGGTCCTGCTTATCAGAAGAAGCGTAATGCTCTTCTCAGAGCTCGGTCTTGATCTCTTAAGAGAGTATAAATCTGACTACTGACGTAATAGTGGCTTAGCGCTGCTACCGTGTAGATGTCCAAATCAGACTTTAAATGATAAATGTCCAAATCAGACTATAAATGATAATCTTAGTGTCTTTTTCACTAAGTTGCTAGGGACGAAAGAGCCCGATGCTTAAGACCAATTCAGTCTATAAATGATAAAACTCGAAAAAAAAAAAAAAA